GCTACTTCACGTAATCTGGGCTTCAACCCTATGGCTGTGGGCGGGGCAGGCTATCAGGCAGTACAAGCTAGGCCTACTGGATTTACAGCGGCAGGGTTAGGCTCAGAAGGTTATGACGCAGCAATGACAGGCAGAGCGCCAGTGCTAACAGCAGACCAAGTTAGGGGTGGTCAAATTGGAGGCGCAGATTTAAGCGCATACCTTAACCCTTATGAGTCACAGGTAGTTGGTCAGTCTTTATCTGATATTGAGCGTTCTCGTCAGATGGCGCGTACAACAGGTGGTGCGCAAGCATCAGCAGCAAGAGCGTTTGGTGGTTCTCGTCATGGTATAGCAGACGCAGAGACTAACCGAGCATATGCAGATCAAGCGGCTCGTACAGCTAGTGGGCTGCGTCAAGCTGGCTATGATCGTGCAACTACACTCGCTGGTCAGGATATTAATACTCGTATGCAATCTGATTTGGCTAATCAGTCAGCAAATCTACAAGCTGGGACTACAAGCGCCCAACTTGCACAGCAACGCGCTCTACAGAATCAAGCAGCAACTAATCAAGCGCGTCAATTTGGCGCTAGTGCAGCTAACGTAGCAGGCCAGCAGGCATCGCAACAATTGCAAGCTGCTCGCCAGTTTGGTGCTGGTGCAATGAATCAATCTGAATTAGCTAATCAGGCTGCTATGAATCAGGCTCGCCAGTTTGGTGCTTCACAGTCTATGCAAGCACAACTAGCTAACCAAGCAGCACAGCTAGGGGGTGCGCAACATCGCATGAGTGCAGCCGCCCAGCTTGGCAATTTGTCAAATCTTGGGTTTGGTCAAGGGCAAGACATACAGAAAAACATGCAGCAACAAGGTGCGCAACAGCAAGCCATACAACAAGCGGTCATTGATGCAGCCAAGGGCCAGTTTGGTAACTACACTGACTCACCCGCACAGAGTTTACAATATTTGTTGCAAGCAGTAGGTGGTTCTCCGCAACCATCAACCACTAACACTAGCAAGGAAGCAGGATTGTTTGATTATCTTTCTTTGATGCTAGGCGCAGTATAGAGGTTATTATGGGATTATTTGACTTTATAGGTAGTCAGCAGCCAGAAGATGTTGAGCGTAGGTTAAGACTAGCTCAAGGGCTGTCTGGTATGTCTTTAAATCCTAATGCTGGCCTGCAACAGTCTATAAAAGACAGGCTTGAAGGGATTCAAAAACAGCGTGAAAAAACAGCAGATCAAGAGGCTGACAGTAAGCGCAGGAAAATGGCAGTTAAATTACTAGGTGGTAAGTTTCCTATGCTTGCTGGGGCGCTACAGGCTGGTATTATATCTCCCGCTGACGCTATAACATCAGCAAAGAAAGGGGCAGATGTTAAGGTAGTAGGGAAGTCTTTAGTCGCGTCCGATGGCACAGTCATATATTCAGATCATGGCCCTACTGACGATAAGACTACAGCTTTTCAAACCTTGCACCAAAAGGCTATTGCTGGCGGTTTAAAAGAAGGTACTCCTGACTATAATCGTTATATGCTTGAAGGTGGCGCTAAGAAAGGCCTATCTGTCAGCATAGGTGCTGATGGGTCTGTACAGATATCAGAAGGTGGGGGTAAGCCCGTTAACTTAACTGAGTCTCAGGGTAAAGCTACAGGGTTTTATGACCGAGCAAAGCAGGCTAATGAAATTATCGCAGGGCTTGAAGGTCAAGGGACTAATTTTGGGCAGGCATTATTAGGCATAATCCCTTTTGACGCAGCTAATTGGGCAAAAAGTCCAGAGCGCCAGCAATACGAGCAGGCAAAACGTGACTTTATTAACGCTGTGTTGCGTCAAGAGTCAGGCGCGGCTATTGGTAAAGATGAGTTCACAAGCGCTGATAAGCAGTATTTTCCACAGGTAGGCGATAGCTCGCAAGTTATTGCTCAAAAGCGCCAAAATCGTGAAACTGTAGCAAACGCGCTTAAAATTATTTCTGGAGCAGGGGCTACTCTTTTAAATACAAGCACCCCTACTAATAAAGCGCCTACGTCACCCATGAGCGCGATTGATAACGCTATTGCAGACCTAGAGGGCAACTAAATGTCTTATACAGTAGTAGCCAAAGATGATAAAGGCGGCTTTATATATAGCTTTAATTCCGGTGGCAAGAAGCGTTATGGCTACAAGTCAGACGAGTACAGTACCACAGATAAAGATACTGTATTAGCTATCCTCAAAGATATTAAATCTGGCGCAGAAGGTGCGGGCACTCCTGCTGTAGTTAAGCAGCGTGGAATTGAATCCATGCAAAAGCAGATTGTAGAACAAGCTCCTGTATCAGTACGCGCCCAAAAATTTGCAGAGGGTATCCCGTTTGCTGGCTCTTGGATTGACGAAGCTGGGCAAGCCATTTCGCCAGAATTAGGAACTAAAGCCAAAGCAGCTTCAAAGGCAATGCAAGCTCAACACCCTATAGAAAGTGAAGCGTTAAAGCTAGGTGGAGCCATAGCAAGTACCGCCCCACTAGGATTGTTAGGAGGCGGTTTTAGGTCTGCTGACTCTGTTACGCGAGCAGGAAAAATGGCAAAAGGTGCTGGTATTGGTGGGCTGTTAGGTGCTAGCGAGGGATTTGTTCATGGCGCTGGCGAAGCAGAAGCAGGCCAACGCTTAGAAGGTGGTAAAACAGGCGCAGCGTTTGGTGGCCTAACTGGCGGTGCGTTTGGTTCAGCCGCCCCGCTAATTGGTGAGGGTGTAACAAATCTAGTAGGGTTTATTAAGCGATCTGATCTTGGTGTTATTCAGGCTACTCTTGGGGTTAGCGCCACAGCAGCCAAAGTAATTAAAGATGTTATGGGACGAGGCGGTGACTTAGAATCAGCAATAGGTAACATACAAAGAGCTGGTGAGCAGGGCATGATTGCTGACGCAAATGAGGCCATACAGGTGCTATTAGATGCTACAGCTACAGCATCGCCAAAAGCGACACAAACTGTATCGGAAGCTGTTACTGGTCGCGCTGTTCAGGCTAGTGGTAAGATTGACGAAGTAATGACTAAAGCTTTAGGGGCGGCTCCTAAAGGACGCATTTCGGCAGCAGAAGAAATCGCCAAGCGCACATCTAAGGAACGCGGTGAGGCTTATAAGATAGCTTATAACACGCCTATTGATTACGCTACCCCGCAGGGTGTGGCTATAGAAGAAATCTTTAAGCGTATTCCAAACGATTTGATGAGTAAAGCCATCAAGGCAGCTAATGATCGCATGAAGTTTAGCGGGTTAGGTCATGAGCAAGTTATGGCTACTGTGGCAGAAGATGGGAGTATTAGTTTCTCTAAGATGCCTAATATGGTTCAGTTAGATCATATTAAGCGTGTGCTAGGCAACATGGCAGAGGATGCTAAAGGGCCGTTGGGTCAAGATACGTCTGATAGTATGTTTTATGGTGATATATCTGGTCAATTGCGAAATGTATTAGTTGAAGCTGTTCCGTCTTATGGGCAAGCATTGCAGCTAGGCGGTGATAATATTCGTGAGCAAATGGCAGGCGAATTAGGTTATAAGCTGTTACGCCCAAGCACTACGCGAGAACAGATTGCTCGCGCATTAGTAAAGGCTACTGATGCTGAAAAGCAAACAGCTAGATTGGGCGTTAGAAACTTTATTGATGACACGCTGGCAAACGTAAAGGCCACAATTAGTTCGCCTGACGTTGATGTAAAGGCCGCTTCTCGCCTGCTTTCCGAGCTATCGTCTAAGGCCAACCAAGAAAAGCTGGGATTTATTTTAGGCCCAAAAGAAGCTAAACAAATGTCCGATCAAATTGAACAAGTACGGGCAGCTTTGGAGCTACAGGCTGCGGTAGCAGTTAACAGTAAAACGGCTCAGAGACAGGCTGTACAAGAAATGGTTGGTGATTTGACTGACGCAGGGCCATTGCAAACATTATTGACAGGCCATCCAGCACAAGCCACTCAAAAAGTTGTGCAGGCGTTAACTGGTGCAACTAAGGAGATGCAAGCAAGCCAAAAAGCACAATTATTTGAGGAACTGGCTACTGTCTTAACAAATAAGCGAGGAAAGGAAGCCCAAATAGCACTACGTCTGATTATGAAAGCAATGGATGGTCAGGAATTAGCCAACAGCCAAGCGCAATTAGTTGCTAATGTTGTTATAATGGGTACAGCAGCGCCAGCCGCAACTCAAAGCGGAAAGGCTTTATCAGAATAAGGGTTTACTATGCCACAGGGTCAGATGACAGAGCAAGATATTCAAAGCGCAATTAAGGCGGCTATAGAGGCTGGGATTGCTTATATTGACAGCGATATTGCTAGAGAGCGCGAAAATGCCCAGAAGTATTTTGATGGAAAAGTCAATCTTGAGCATGAAGATGGTCGTTCTAAGGTAGTCTCTACAAAAGTACGCGATGTTATTCGTGGAGCTAAACCCAGCTTAATGCGAGTATTTTTATCGAATGATAAATTCGTCGAGTATTCACCACGAAACCAAGAGCAAGTCATGGCGGCAGAGCAGGCCACTACATATGCGCACTGGAAGTTTAATGAGTGCGGAGGCTACAACATCCTCAATAACGCCATACACGATGCTTTAGTAAAGAAGGTTGGTTTGGTTAAGGTTTGGTGGGATACTGCGGTTATTGCCGAAACGCATACATATGAAAACTTGACAGATCAAGAAATGACTTATCTAGCTCAAGAAGATGATGTAGAGATTATTGAGCATACTCAAGATGTGACTGTAGAAGCTGATCAATACGGTATGGATATTGAGCAAAACAGACACAGTATAAAGCTGCGACACAGCCGAGAAGAAGGTGATCTGGTAATCGAAAACGTGCCACCAGAAGAATTTTTTATAGACAGTAACGCCAAAAGCATTGATGATGCGTATATTTGTGGACATAGAACGAGCATGAGGGCTGGTGATCTTGTAGCTCAAGGGTATGACTATGACAAAATAATGGCCTTAGCTGGAACTGATGATGATACGCTTTCAGGTGAAGAAGAAAAAATATTACGATTTGGTGAGTCTTTAGATTCAACTGATGGAGTTTCTAATGACCCGTCAATGCAAGAAGTTATTGTTACTGAGGCTTATATGCGCATTGATGCCGAAGGTGATGGCATTCCGACTCTGCATAAGTTTTTGTGCGCTGGTACAGGTTATGAAATCCTAGATATGGAAGAATGGGATATTACACCATTTGCAGATTTCCATATTGACCCAGAGCCACACGCGTTCTATGGTCGCTCACTCGCTGAGTTAGTGATGAACGATCAAGATACTACCACTAGTGTTTTAAGAGGTATTCTTGATAACGTGGCGCTGACTAATAACCCACGGTTAGAAGTCATTGAAGATAACGTAGAAATGGAAGATGTGTTAAATAACGAAATCGGGGCTATTGTGCGCTCAGATCAGGGCGGCTCAGTCATTCCGCTTACTGTTCCATTTATTGCTGGCACAACACTGCCTGCGCTGCAATATTTAGATAGGCTTGTGGAAGAAAAAACAGGTATAAGCAAAGCTTCAATGGGCCTTGATGCAGATGCCTTGCAGAACACTACCGCTACAGCAGCCGCATTAACCGCACAGCAAGGCGCTGGTCAGGTTGAGGTGATGGCACGTAATTTGGCTGAAACGGGCTTTAAGCGCCTATTTAAGCTGATTTTGCGCATTATGACTCAAAATTCACCAGAAGAAACTTTGATGCGTTTGAGTGGCAACTTTATTCCAGTTAACCCTGCTACATGGGATTCTGAAATGGATGTTACTGTGAATGTCGGTTTAGGAACAGGTCAGGAAGATACTAAGGCCGCAATCTTAATGCAGACTTTCCAAACTCAGCAGATGATCTGGCAGACATACGGCCCGAATAATGGCTTAGTAAGCCTCACCCAGATGAGAAACACTTTAGCAGATACTTTATCTTTAGGCGGTATTCGTAATGCAGACCGCTATTATGCACCAATGACCCAGCAAATTGAGCAGCAGTTAATTGCACAGCAACAACAGGCTCAAGCACAGCAAGGCGAGCAGGGAGACCCAATGGCTCAAGCATTGATTCAGGCCGAGCAGATCAAGGCGCAGGCTAAGATGCAGGGTGATCAAATGAAAATGCAGGCCAAGATGCAAGCGGATAACACTAAGATGCAGGCTGAAATGCAAATTAAGGGCGCTGAAATGCAACAGAAGCAGGGCAAAGAGCTAGCAGAATTGCAATTAAAGTATCGTGACTTGCAAGCGTCAAACGACTTAGACCGCGATAGAATGTCCCAAGATTTACTTATACAAGCAGCTAAGATATTAGGCGAATACGGGACAGCCGTGGATGTTGAGCGAGTACGTCAAATTCAAGCAGCTCCGCGTGATATGAATGGGAATATTCAATGATAAGTAAGCATGACGCTGAACATTTGTTAAGAAATGATACTTTTATCAAAGTATTTGATATAATACGCAAAGAGCAAGTTGATAAATTCATAAATACTAGTAAAGATGATATCAACGCTCGCGAGGAAGCGCATGATATAGTTTTAGCGCTAAAAAAAATTGAGAATCGCCTACAAAGCGTAATAACTGACGAGGCGATCAAAGACAAACGTAAAAGGTAAGCACCGTGAATAATACGACTGACCAAAGCGTACAAGGCGCTGTAGATGCGCTATTAGCTCCTAGTGAGCCAGTAGCCGAGGAAGTAGTAACTGAGGCTGTAGAGCCTGAGTTGAACGAAACTGAGGCAGAAGAAGCCCCTGTCGATGACGATAGTGGTGAAGAAGCCGAGCTAGAAGATGATTCTGGCGAGGATGAATATGAAGCAGAAGAAGAACAGGAAGCCGATCAAGCTGGGCCTGACACCTTCACTATCAAAGTAGATGGTGAACAAGTTGAAGTAACCCTTGACGATCTAAAGCGAGACTATTCTGGACAGGCTTATATTCAAAAAGGCATGAAGCAAGCAGCGGAGGCCCGTAAACAGGCTGAAACCGCTTTTAACCAATTGCAGCAACAACAGCAGCAATTAGGTAGCTTGATGCAGCAGTTAAACACTGATGGCTTAGTTAAACAGCCTGTTCCACCTTCTGCGGCTATGGCTCAAGATGACCCTTTAGGGTATATAGAAGCCCAAGCCAAGTTTCAAGAGAACATGGGCAAGTTTCAGTCACAGAGGCAGCAAATTGCCAAGCAGGGCAATGCCATGAAGCAGGCGCAAGCACAGGCTCAAAAAGCCTACTTGCAAGAGCAAATGGTAGAGTTAGCAAAGATTATCCCTGATTTTAGTGACGCTGATAAGGCAACCAAACTCAAAAGTGATCTTGTGCAATTCGGTTCTAAGGTTGGCTATTCGCCAGAAGAAATTGGTCAAGTTTCTGACTCAAGAGCTATCAATACTCTACACAAGGCAATGCTTTATGATCAGATAATGGCTGGCAAAACCAAGGTTGATGCCAAGGTTAAGAAAGCCAAACCCCTGATTAAAGCTGGTGCTAAAAAGCCTACAAATACTGCTGCAAGCCAAGCTAGACAGCAACGTGCCAAACTGAAAAAGTCAGGCAGCATGAAAGATGCAGCCGAAATGTTATTTAATGGTTAATTTAGATTAAAAGGTAAAATATTATGACTCAGCCTACGAATACTTTTGATTCGTATGATGCCAATGGTATCCGCGAAGATTTGAGCGACATTATCTATGATGTGTCTCCCGAAGAAACCCCATTACTGTCATCTATTGGTAAAGTTAGCGCGTCTAACACTTACCATGAGTGGCAAACTGACGCTCTGCGTAGCTCTGCTGCTAACGCCCACATTGAGGGTGATGATACTGCTGCCGAAGCGCGTACAGCTACTACTCGTTTGGGTAACTATACCCAAATCTTTAAAAATGCTGTTGTGACCGCTGGCACTGACGCTGGTCTTAGCAAAGCAGGCCGTGGTAAAGAAATGGCCTATCAGGTTGTTAAGGTTGGTAAAGAGCAAAAGCTAGACATTGAAAAGGCTTTAATGGACAATAATGCTCGCGTAGCTGGTAATGCTACCACTGCACGTGAATTGGCTGGCTTGCCTGCTTATTTAACGTCTAACACATCTGCTGGTTCTGGCGGTTCTGATGCTAACGGTACTGGCTCTAACGCCCGTACAGATGGTACACAAACTGCATTCACCCAAGCCCGTTTTGACACTGTTATGCAGTCAATCTGGTCTAGTGGCGGTTCCCCAGATATGGTTATTCTGTCAGCTTTCCAAATGGACAAGGCTCTAGGCTTTGCTGGTAACAACAACCAGCGCTCTACTATTGGCGCTGCTGACGGTAAGGTAGCTAACTTGCTAAATGTCTATATGACTCCTTGGGGTTCTGTAGAGTTTGTTCCAGCGCGTGAGAACCGTAGCCGTGATGTATTCATCGTCGAAAAGGATAAGCTAGCTGTAGCTGAACTGCGTAAGATGAAGAATGAAGCCTTGGCTAAGACAGGCGATAGCGAAAAGCGTCAAGTTGTTTCTGAGTGTACCTTAGTTGTACGCAACGAAGCCGCACAAGGTGGCGTATTCGACAACACTACATCTTAATTGATTAGTTTGTTTAAATCGTTATAATAAAAGGGTCTATATGGCCCTTTTTTTGTTTCTGGAGGCATCATGGTAAAAGTAAAGGTTGAGGTATTATGCCACGACATAGTTCTCGATACTAAGCGGTTTAAAGGCGAAGTGGTTGAGGTTGATAAAAGCATCGTTGATTTGATCAATAAAATGGACGAGGGCTACGGTTCTTCTCGCATTAAAACCATTCCTAAAACTGTCAGGAAAAAGAAGGCCGTAAAAAATGGCTAAAATTGGCGAAGAATTTATCACGGAAGGTGATAAGATCATTCATAAAAAGCATCATGATTGGAGCGAAATGATCGCGCGTAACAAGATGATGCGTGATGCTGGTGCTGATCGCATGGGCGAATCTGTTCTGATTGGCAGTATTGATGCTGACTTGATTGGCATTTGGTTAAAAGAGGCTGGCGTTTCTTGGGATGACCCAGCGCGAGGCGATGTTATAAAGAAGAAGATGTTGTCAGGCGACTTTGATAAGTTGCGAGTATGGAAAGGCAAATATTAAAAAGGACAGGGGTTTATCATGACAGATCATGAAACGCTGAAAAAGTGGGCGAATGAGCGCCAGTTAAAAACATTACAGGCATTAATTGATCATGGAACGCAAGCAAAGGCTGCAAAAGCGCTTGGGATTAATGTTCGGAACGTGCAACGGCACTTGAGGGCTGTACGCGACAAGGCAGGGCGGCAGGGGTATGCTCCAGATCATGATATGTTGCATACAGCTCCAAATTCTCACATAGTTAAAGGCGTATCAACGCTTTATGGTGATAACGGTCAGGTGAAGCAGCAATGGGTTAAGACTAACCTAAAGGCAGATGAAACGCAGCAGGCTATGCTTTCTTTTGTTGAAGGGTTATCACAAGATTTGCCTAAGTATACGCCACATGTAAAAGCCCCAGAATTACCATCCAATGATTTAATGTCATGCTATGTTATTGGCGATCATCATCTAGGTATGCTATCCAGTAAGAATAGAACTAGCGATGATTGGAGCATAGAGCTGGCAGAAAATACGCTAATCGCTGCAATGGGTAAATTATTGCAAGCTGGTGGGAACACTGGAACTGGCATGCTTTGCAATTTAGGCGATTTCTTACACGCTAACGACTCCACAAATACAACTCAATCAGGCAATTTATTAGAAGTTGATGGCTATTTTTCTGACTCGTTTGAAGCTGCTGCTAGATTGCTACGTGGCATTATAGATATGATGCTTCTCCATCATACTAAAGTAGTAATAATGAATGCGCGAGGCAACCATGACCGCGACTCTAGCCTAATGTTGAACATTCTGCTTAAAGCGTATTATGAAGATGAATTACGCGTAGAAATTGTCGATAATGTCCGAAAGCTAGTTAATTTTTCTTTTGGGTCTAATTTTATTTGCGCTCATCATGGCGACAAAATGAAGCCCCAGCGCATGTACGAAATGATTACGCGCGATATGGCTAAAGAGTGGGGAAATAGTGAGCATCGGTTTGGCTGGATGGGGCATATCCACCACAAGACCGCGCACGAAATTGGCGGCATTCAGTTTGAAAGCTGGAATGTTCTGGCTGCTACAGATTCTTGGCACGATGACAATGGGTTTGGTAGTGAGCGTTCCATGACTTGTGTCACTCTGCATAAGCGATACGGTGAGCATATGCGACATAAAGTTGGTATAAAGCAGATAAAAGAAATGTTATAATGTTGTGTCAATTTACGCTTTATAAATGGACTTGCAGATGAGCGAACACCGATTAGATCGAATAGAAAAAAACCTTGACCGAATAGTTGAAAAGGTCGACTCTATGGCAGAGGTGGTGACAGCGCTGGCCCGTATAGAAGAAAAGCACGTTGCTGTGTCGCAGAGGCTAGACCACCACGACTCACGATTAAACAAGCATTCCAGTGAAATTGACGATATTAATAAGCGCGTAGTCACCAACACTAGTAAAACTGGCATGAATGAATGGGTAATCCGACTTGCAATTAGCTCAATTATTGGTTTTGTCGTTTACCTAGCTCGCGGTTGATGTACCATAAAGCTTTCTTTAAATCTTGGATGCCGCCATCTGTATGCTTCAAATCTGCTCGCCAGATATATTTTATCGAATTACCAAGATTAAAGCACATGTGTTCTGTTATCTGGATACATTCGATTCCACTACCATGAGCTTTGTAATGATCTGGGTTTATTAAGTCGCTCATTTAGCAACGCCCTTGAGCTTTTCGACGGTTCGCATTCCAGCTAAACCGAGCATTGCCAGCACCAATTCCATCATAGCATCAAGCGGTAAAGTTGGCTTACCTACTTCTGGCATTAACCACTCAAGCACTGGATTGATAATAAACGCAAAAGCAAGCCCACTACCGCAAACCCACATCAAAAAAGGTCGAGCGCCTGCCACAAACATTGACCTGTGAGATACTTGTACTTTAGTTATCTCAGCCTGCACTAACGCTGGCTTCATTTCTAGTTTGCGTTTAATTATTTCAGCCTGTACTCGTTCTTCATCTGATGTAAACAGCTTGTCTATGACGTTGCCAACAGCCTCAACTGGCTCTGCAATGTCTTTGTTAAAGAAACTAAAAAAACCCATTAGTATTCTCCTTTTTTCATAATTAAACTTAAAGTTATGGCTCGGCCTTTGACCATATCGGCCCACCTTGAGTCAAGCATTTCAGCACTTGCTCGCTCGTAGTCACCAAGCTCTACGGCTGCTAGCATTTTGCGAAATTCTAAGAAGCGTGGCAAACCCAAATTGAAGCACATATCAATCATAACGTCTTGTCGCGCCTCGTCTAAATCGTGGAAAAAATCTAAATTAGACTCAAGCTCCATGTAAACGCGCGCAATGTCATTGGTTAGCATCATATCAACTTCTGAATCTGAAAGCCCAATACCGCCCTTGTTTGGGTCGATGTTGCGCCCCACTCCAATAGTCAATGCCCCAGCGCTGCATCGGTATACAAAGCGCCTCACTCCTTCATGACGCTTAATCATTTCTCGCAACTTGACGCTCATTCTGAGTCCTCCATAATCTTCTTTACTTCATCGTGGGCGGTTTCATCGCCAATAATAATTGTAACCGCTTTTCCGGTTTCTTCAAATTCATCTAGTGCTTTTACTACTACATCATAAAGCTCTGACTCAGTGTTTATATTGCTGCGTAACTCTGACCAAGCAGAGTAAACCGGAGCTAATACAAAAAGCACTACGCTAGCAAAAACGGCCAAGCCAGCGGCAATCCAAACAATTTCAGAAAAAATTGATAGAAAATTCATTAGAACCCCTTTGGAAAACGCTTGTGTTTTGCTTTAATATAGTCACCCACAATGCCTGATCTGACTATATCATTTTCAGTAAAATAGTTAAAATCAAATCGTGTCGGCATACCCTGTATCACCTGTAAAAAACTTTCTATGTTTTTTTCTGATGGTTTAGTAAAATCACGTTGCAGTATGTCTCCGCAAAATATAATTTTAGAATTGTAACCAGCTCGCGTAAGCACCGAGTCTGCCTCATGCGCGGTCATATTCTGGAACTCATCTACGATAATTATAGCATTATCTAGTGTCAGTCCTCGTATAAAAGATGTAAGCATAAATTCAACCCCGCCATGCTTGGTCAAAATCTCATACGCATCATCGCGCTTAAAAAGCTCGCCACATACTTTTTTATATGGCAGTTCATATACCGCACCCTTCTCAGCCTCAGTACCCTTTAAGAACCCTATGTCTCTTGTCGGGACAGCACTTCTGACTATAACTACGCGCCTATAATCTGAGCCTGCCATTATCTCATTGAAAGCCTTGTAAAAAGCCATAAAAGTCTTGCCTGTGCCAGAGTACCCAAGCAGTAATTGGCTTTTGCTGCTTTGATAATTTTGAAAAAAAGTAGCTTGGTTGTCAGTAAGTGGCGATACAGATTGCAAGTCAAGATTGTTATCATTGAATACGTTTTTCGCTTTACGTCTTGCCATGTGTCATATCCTTTTTGGCTTATGGAGTCCTAAAAGTTATAATATCACACATTTATGCACACGCACCAATACACACCAATACGCCATCAGATACAAGTGTGTAGATTTCTGAGCCAAGCAGCTCTAGCCATTCTGATAAAATTTTAGCCTCATCGGTCTCTGTGTTATAGTAAATCATGATCTTCTCCTATCCAAGTTCCGCTTGGGCGGTGGGGCCGAAGCCCCTATTGTTCACCTAATTATTATTAACTAACGCTGGCAAGCCAACAGCTGCTTCAAGCTGTTCATCTAGCAGTACATCTAATGATGTAAAAAAACTTTGAACATATTCACGAACTGTTTCGTCGTATTCAAGTTCATCTAAATACGCTTGAATATTCTCAGGTATAACGTCTACTGTGAATTGCACTTTTATTTTCATCTTGTTTCTCCTTTTCCAAGTTCCGCTTGGTCGGTGGGGCCGAAGCCCCTATTTGTTATGCTGCTTCTTGAACCGCTATGCGCTGAACAACTGTTTGGGCCTGCCCCTTATATTCGTCATGGCCTTTTACTGTAGCCTTAATGGTCATAACGTCACCAACTTCACCCAGAAAACTACCAGTAAACGACACCAGTAGCGCCTTAGTGGCTAAATCTACCATCTGGTAAATGCGCTGGTAGCCGTAGTAGCCATCGTAGCCAATAGCCTTAATGATTTGAACATTATAGGTGTCGCGCTTCTTAGGCTCACCAATGTATAAATTCTTTTTAGGTGTGGGTAAGCTAATGTAGTCACGCTTTGCTAAAATAATGTCACGAACACAGCTCATAAAACTGTCAAAGTCATTGGCTTCACCAAGCCATTGAATGTACGACTGAGGCAGCTCATCAACAGTGTTATTCTTATATTTGCCAAAAGATACAATGCCATTTTCTAAAGAGCAAAGCATTTCAGCTTGCTTACGTGCCTGCTCGCTCATCATAGCTTCATGACGCTCTGCGGCTAAAGCATCAGCTTTAATTCGTGCAGCCTCCATTTCATCGGCTGTGCGCTTCTTAATCTCGCGCATTTCATCAGCGATATGCTCTGGGCCATTTGTGCGTAGATTTCTGCCAAGGTTATTGCAAATTTCAACAGCCTTGGTATACGCCTCGTTAGCGTCTTGAGATAGATTACGAACATAATAGTCAGTTTCAAGGATAGTGCCCTGATAAACACCGTTAATAACAGAGTTACCGTCTGGCCCATCACTTGGTATATGAAGCTGGGCTGTTACTCGTAGCGTATAGTAGGCGTTAGTCTCGCCAACACCAATAAAATATTCAGGGGTAAATTTTTTCATTTCTGTTTCCTTTAAGAATTTAACTCACAAATCAACAATACACGAAACACTTTAACCCTGTCAACAGTTTATTTTAATTATTTAATCTTTTCTTTAGTTTTAGCTTTCGACTGAATATAGCTTTAACCCGTCTATAATAGTCAATGTCAAATCGTCGCGCCTCGTTATTAGTTTCTAGCGCCTCGACTTTGGCTATGCCTATGCGGGTTATGAGTGATTTGCGGTACTCGACTATATTGCCAGATAAATAGCGGTTGCAGCGCACACATTGGCTGTGGCAGTTATGCTGGTGAAAAGCAAGGTGAGAAGCAGAGCCACGACTTCTGTAATGGCCTGCATCAACAGCGCCACCTAGCTTTTGCTCTGGCAGCGAGCCACAGCTAATACATGGTAAATGGCGGTCTCGGTATCGAATGTAGGAGTTAAACGCTGCCTGCGCTTCTCTTTTCCACTGTGCTGCACTTTTAACGCGCTCCCTATACTCGCGTAACTCTTTCTTGTTCGACTGTCTACGGGCTTTTCTGACGCGATTAAGACCGTATTCTGACATACAATCTATGCCGCAGAAGAAGCCCAGAGGAACCAGCTTACCATGCTCGACTAAAGCATAAGTTTTGCAGTGCCTACATTTACGCTTGCTATTAGCCATTACTGCATGGCCATATAATCGTCATACTGCCTAGCAACATCATCATTAAACCGTACATGGCGCTCAGCGCCATAGGCAAACAACCATTCGATAAACTCGCTACCTTCATTGATATCAAACTGGCTAGTCTTTGGCGGTATCGGCATCCAGCCTGATTCTGTCTTGCCAGATGGTATGTATTTGATACCCTGCTTTAGTGGGCGCTGATCACGCTCTAACTCAAATGCGAAAATTAATACTAGGTATTCTTTTGCACCTTCTGCTGTCAACTCTGCGCCGTTGAATTTAACCTGTTTAGCTATTTCGCTTATCTGCGCATGCCATAGCGCATTCTGGGCTGTTGAGCGTGTCACTTTTCCCAGTGTTAACACAATAGTTCCGTACTCACTCACACCGCCACGTATAAACTTATTCACTTGTGGGATTAATTGTTCAAGTGTTTCTGTATTTATTTTGGTACTATAATTAGACATACAAACTCCACATGACAACGCAGAAAATAATTGTACCAGCTACAAAAGCTAGCGCTTCTTCATCAGTTTCAAACATCTACTCGCCCAACGCAATAAACTCACTAGCTTTCATATGGAATATTTCAGCAAGTCGTATAATTGTTGACATACTGATTGAGTCACGGCTACGCCAGTACGATACCTGAACTGGACTAACCTTCATCTTTGTCGCCAAATCTATATTTTTTAAGTTGTTTGCTGCCATCGCAATCCGCAAAGCTTTACCTGTATTAACCATTTTTCAAATCCTGTGTTATAATAACTAGGATATTCTCCTAGTTGGTTTTGCCCCACCTTTTGATGGGGCTTTTTTTTGCTTACTAAAAAGGTATGTCATCACATTCAAGCTTGTCTGGCGCAGCTTGTGGTGCTGGCGCTTGACGCTGTTCTTTTAAATTGAACGCAAATGACATAAATTTTTTGCCACTTTGGCTCGTTTTAATCCAAGCTGACATCCACATTTCTTGACCGTTGACTTCACAACTGCCAGTGTAGTCGGGATGACGATCAGTTTGCTTTTTGTCGTTCTTAAAAAGCGCACCTGTATTGTTGTTGTCATAAGTCATTTTATTACATTCCTCTAATTTCACGCATAAATGTTTTTTGGCTGGTAGTCAACTGACTCCAAACCGCTTCTTTTTCAAAATTAGCAAGCTCATCTAGCGCTTCTTTTAATTCGCTAGTTTCACCGCTTGATTGGCTGGTGCTAATTAGTACCAACAATTTCTGCACAAGAGCTTTACGCGCTCGTTTTGGTGGCGCTGTAGATACACCGTCAGGCAATGTTGGCTCATTGCGTAGCATAGCTGCCTCTGCGTCATCATCTACCGCTGGTATGCCAGCCATAGCTTGTAAAGCATAACGCCTAGCATATGTAATAGCAGAACCAGCGCCTTGTGGAGTAACTTTGTCCATTGGTAGCAGATACTCTTGCTGCACCCATTCGCCAGACTTGTGCATAAGCATAGTGGACACCCCAACACCCTGACCACCAGCAGAGGTGACAGGCATTTGTACATAAGATAGGCCATGCTTTGCGAATGGTTCCTTGAGTACCTTGATTACGCTGGTTAGGTCAGCATAGCTAGACTTAAAGAATGGGTTAGCACTATCTTTTACAGCACCACCCATTTCAGCCTGTGCTAGCGCTAGTGCGCTTGCTAGTTCTTTTATTGTTTCGGATTGGTTCATTTTTTTCTCCTGCTTGATTTATAGGCCTTATTATAAACATAATTATTTATTAACGCAAGGGTTGTTATTTATTTTTTTATGCGGTATTATTTGCTTGCATTAATACAAAACTACGGAGAAATATTATGTATAACTTTAAAGCAGCCGAGCAGGCTATTATAGACTTACGGGCAGATGAAGATGAAATTGTTTTGTCGGAAATTGACTTAGCGGTTGATGACTTACTTAATGACGGGATTTACCATTTTGATAAGGTCAATTCAGTTTATCTTGATGAAGTCATACAAGAAATGGACGAGGAAAATGCAGGCGTTATTTATGCAATGGTCGCAGCCACTTTCAGTGCCAAAGATAAAGATATGGCAAATCAGCAATTGCGAGAGGCCATTACCGATTATGTCATTTCCAAATGGGAAGAAAACTTTTATGAGTATTTTTTAGCGTCAGCAGCCAGCCGAATAGGAGATTATGATGAATAAGCGGTACGAATCCACGCTAGGTAAAGTTGTACTTTATGTTTATAAAAAAAACTACATGGTTTATGGTGAGGTAAGCCATATGAATTTTACTTTTAAGACTAATTGCCTGCAAACGGCAGAGCAAATGTATGATTGGTGGCTAGAGCGCGTTTATATAGCGCCAGTTATTACAAAAGATGCAGTTAAACTAGGGCTATCGCCATCAACAAAGGTATTTGAATTATGATTACTAACGAAGCAAAAAGATGGGTTCGGGTATATGTGCGTCGATGCTTTAATGTATGGATTGAAAAATTAATAGATGAGCCAGAGCAGTTAAATGGTCTTGCTCGTTGGGTAAATGACGCAAAAAGAGACATTAGCCGCCAAGTCTATGATACTACGTGCGAAGTTGAAACGATGAAAAAGCGCGTTAAATCAACTGCACCTATTGTTAGCGCAATGGCGTTAAAAATAGCAGTTATGACTGAGCTACGCTTTCTTTTTAAAAACAGCAACAGTTTAGGCCATGTTCTGCTAGGGTGCGCATATGCGTTTGACTTAGATGATGATTGGTGGAATAAAAAAAGCGACATACCTTTGGAGCGCTGGGGTGAGATTATGATTGAGCTAGCTGTAGTTAAGCGAGTGCAATTTTCTAACGATGGCGCAGAAGCCTTTGCTAAAATGGCGGTGAAATAAAATGGAAAACTTTTTTTATACGCTTACAGGGGTTTGTTTATGGGCTGGCTTGATAGTGGAGGTGCTTTATGTCTAGCAACGACATAACGGGCGATGCGCTGCGCTCTAGGGCGCAAAATAGGGCTTATGACGAGGGTTATGAGCGTATCTTTGGCGGTAAGAAAAAGTCAGTACAAACAGAACTGGAGGAAAAAAAAGACTATAAAAAGAAAACCCCTGCTTGCAAAACACAGGCAGGGGCTATAGAATAGATTGAGTCGGGTGAGGGATTGCACTCCCATCACAGCCGACAAGGGAAACAGGAAGATTCGACTAGCCGACTCAGGTACTAGTTTAACAAATGTTATAACATAACACAATTCCTTATTCTCTTGCTGGCATCGTTGGGCTTCTGCCTCACCCGATAGGCAAGCAACAGGTGGTCATTCTTTTTGAAGTCTCCTACTGTATAAACTAGGGTTCCAGCAAGTCTTGTCTTTAGCGCTATGAGTAGTCTGTCACGCGACTTTACATTGGCTTCATGCCTTGAGGGATACGCATTGACATTCGGGTATGGGCGCACTGGGCGGTATTAAGATCGTAACCATACCAGCAAGTTAGCTTAATCGAAACTTGCCCCGAATATTCCGTGAGCGATTCTGCACTGGCGAATTGGGTAATACTGCTTTAGTTACTTGCGTAGCTAGGGTGAGTATTACCCGAAACAAACCGATTCGCTCAAGCTGCTTGGCGATAACAACTACTAGGAGTTAACACTGTTGGTTAGTTGCTTTTGTTTACTAAGTTAAATAAAGCTGTTTACACAATTAAATATAG